ATCGGCAATCATCGCCTCAAGCTTCTCTCTAGGAATATCGGCGAAAGGCTCAATATCCTCAGGCTTCAAAATGATACCCATCAACACCACCCCCTGCACATTGACACATCACCGCAACAATAAATCAGTTCTCGGCCGGCGGATTAGGCTTCGGGGCAGCCTTCTCCTTCACAACAGCAAACGAATCAAGCGACTCGATAGCCACATACAACACAGCCTCGGCACGAACCATAACCTCATTATGGCCCTTCAGGTCACGCCCAGTCTGATCCGGATCACCATACTCGATCAGCTCGATCGGGAAGTTACGCTGGAAACCCCAATGAACACGAGAGAAATCACCAACAATAGCCTTAACACCGCTACCGGGAGACATTTCCGGGGCGCCAGAAACAGTCGAAGAAGCACCAACATTCAAGCCACGCCAATTATCCAAACCGGCAAACCCGGCGGCAGGATACATAGGCTGGCCGGCAAGCGGAGACCCCTTCGGATACACCTCAGTAGACAGGGCAAACGAGAACGCCGGATCCAAAGCAACCCCGTTAGGAACCTGCAAACCGGCCCCAGCGATAAGACCAACAGCCTTAACAAGATCGGTCGTAGCGCTATCGGTTGCATCAACAATATGCTTCGTCTTATCCAGCGACACCTTGACAGCCGCAGCAGGCTTACCCGTAGCAGGATCAACACCATGGAAAGCAATCAGATCCACAGCGCGACCAATAGAAGCACCAAGAGCCGGAGAAATCAGATCCTGCAAAACACCCAGACGGTAATCAGCATCAGCCCACATAAACTCGTCCGAAACACGCTGCTGAGTCACAACCTTGATAGGCTGCGCAGTAAACGCCGAAACATCAACAGACGCTGAAGGCTTAACCTCGCCCTCACCAACAATCTTAGCGCGAGGAACACCACTAAACACGGCACCCTTCACAGGGCCAAAAATAGTCGGCTGCTCCGGCGAAAGCTTCGCCAAAACACCAGAATCGATAGCACGGTCACGAACCGCACCAATCATAGAACCAGGAAGTTCAAGCTTCCCTGCAGAAAGAAAATCGTCAGCCATCACAAATCATCTCCTAGAATTATTGACAAGAGCATCCACAAACGCGACACCCTCACGTCGTTTAACATCATCAACGGGGGCACTCCCCGCAAGACGGCGCACACCCGCGCCACCACTACTATGGTCGATCAAACCCTTCAAAGCTTTCGCAGACTCGGCAAGCGACTCTTTATCGCCACCCGACAAGAAAGCGATCGCATCACTGGACAAACCATACTCTGAAGCAACCTCGCGCTTCACACCCTCAAGAACAAACCCGTTGATCCTGTCTTCGAGTTCCTCATTCTTGCGGCGAAGCTCATCAATAGTAGATCCAGAATCGTCACTCGATGTACGAAGCTTCTCCAACTCGGCGAAATTACTTTTAGCACGAGACTCCCACTTACGAGCCTCAGCCTTCCAATCCGTGCCAGACGGCCCAGAAGCCTCACCCTTCACGGAAACATCACCGGCATGATCATCGCCGGCAGCCTGCCCATCCTTCACAACATCAACAATGTCTCCACCCTTTCCGGGCTCAACAGCATCATTGTCAACATTCTGTTCCTCAACACTCTGATCGGCCATAGCCTAACCCTACACTCCTTGCGGAAAACAACACAACATTGTTGACCCCCGTGCGGGAGACAACCCTGTGCACCGATAACCGGCGGCGCACAACCGGAAACCACATCAAATTATCTCATGCCGCCAACAGTACGCATAGCCTTCAAAATATTGCCAGGCGACTGCTGCAACCCATGATCATCAACCCACTCACGAGCCTTCTCATACGTCCTCTGATATGCGGCATCAGCCCTATTCGGTTCCCAAGGACCAACAACCTCAACCACCGTACAACCACAATGATCATGATACTTCGAACCAAACGGACGCCTACCGGCACGCTTATGACGCCGCGTATGACCAGTAGTAAGCGCCCGCTCCCGAGTCGTATAATCCGACCTCGTAGCCAACATGGCACAAAACGCGCACGGATCCCCGTCAGTCACCCTGCGCCACGACCTACCCTGCGCACCCGCAGACCACTCAACCGTGTCACGGCCAGCATTCATAACAGCCCGATTAACACCCGCAGCCATCGCATCAATCGTGTCATTCGCCCTATCCGGGTCACTCTCAAGAATCTTCATAGTCGAAAACGACCTAGCCAAAGCCGCCGCAGCATCAAACTCGTCATACACAATCAAACCAGGATCCACACCATTCAACCGTCGAAAATCCGACACAAACCTGGCAGCCAACGACGCCGAACCATCATGGCCGGCACGCTCCAACTCCACACACAAACGAACATACTGCGCATCTGTCATCTTCCCGGAATGCCACAAACGACCAAGCTCGGCATAATACCCAGCGTATTTCCCAGCAAACCTGACCGCCTCACGCTGATACTCAGTCGCAGCAAGCCTCGACGCAACCCCCGAAGCCATCGCCTATCAAACCTCGTTAGTTTGACGAGAAATAGCCCCAGCCAGCGCCGCCAACGGATCCGAAGACTCAGCACGATGACGCATCACAGCCTCAACCTGCACATCATCAAGCCCCAACATCTCCAACACCGTCCGAGAATCCGCAGGCAAAATACCGGCACCAACAAGCTTCGTCACAGCATCAGCCGTAGCCGCCCGAGTAGGCGTCGAAGCATCACGCCACCTCAAACCCACATCACCAAAAAAATCAGCCTCATCAACACGAGAATCCAACGCCCTGGCAGCCAAAAAACCAACCGACAACCAGCCCTGACCAAACGACGTCTGCCTGCGTTCAGCACGCTTCACAAGCCGAGATTCCTCAGCCGCAAGCGCCTCCCCAGATGGCGGATTCGATGTGATAAACCCGAAATAGCGTTCCGGAACAGCCGCCTCACCCGCAGTCAACTGCGCCAACAGCCGCATCTGATCCGAATACGGTGTAGGACTATTGACAGGAAACGACCCAACATTCGGGGTATCACCGTCATCATCCTTATCCACAGCCCACACAGAAGCCATCGACAGGACCCAGCCAGGCTGCGAAAACTCATCCGCGCTCACGCCAGTCACCCAACGTTGAGGATACGCATAAAAATCACGATTCACAGACTGCCCCAACAGTGTGCGCACAGCCTCATCAGTGTAAGCCCTAATAGACCTCGTAATCTCCGAACGGCCATCAATCCTAGAAGTACGACGACGATTCACAATAGGCACCAACGGAACCGCACCAAGACCATTCACGATACGGCCCGTCTCAACCCACTCACGCGAACCCCGCCGCTCCACCTGAACAATCACATCAGGCAACAACAACTCAGCCTCAACAACCTCAGGATCACACGTCTGCTGCACCACAAGGCCAGCATCCAGACGAGACCCATCAGCAGAAAACCGGCCAGTACAATTCTTTGGTGACTGCGGACGAACCAACACCGACCCATCCCCCTGGGGAATGATCGCCACAAACGACAACCCAAAAATCAGTGCATCAAGGTGAACGTCACACGACGCCGTAGCAAGCCGATTCGCAGCATACACACCATCCAGACCGTAGCCGTCACCATTAGTCCAGCCCAGCCAATCCAGACGCTCCTCCAAAGCATCCACAGCTATACCAGGCCACGACACCACCGTTTGCACACGCTGCAACTCCGGAGGAATAGCCACCCCCAAATCACGCACCCGGCTAGAGCCCTCATAGTAGCCCTCAATACGGCAATGCCACGAAGACAACCTTTGGATACGATCGTACATGCCCTCAATCAGAGCCAACTCATCCGAGTTCATACCACAGACACCCGCTTCCTACCACTACGCTCCCGACGGCCACGACGAACACGTTTAGCCCCCAAAAACGCCAAAGACACAGCCTCCAAAGGAACCTCAGAACCATCCTTAAACGAGGAACCCCAACCCCACGCAGAGCCTTTCTTCTTCTGCACAGCCGACCTCACAGCAATATCCAACATGTCACGGCGAGAATCAGCACGAGGATGAGACACAACACCCGAACGAACACCCTCAAGAAACGCCTGACAAGCCTCCACATACACCCCAGTATCGGCAACCACCACGCCACGGCCCGGAACACCACGATCCGTCAACGCCTTCTGCAACAACACCGCACCAGACCCGGCAACCATAATCCGGTCAGTATCACCCCAACGAACCGCCAACCAGTCAGCCAACCGGCCCACACCATCAACAATCGTCCCCGACAGCCCATCAATAACCTCAACATGAACCCCAGCATCAGTCCTGCCAGCCCCAGCCAACGCGACACGATCCCCAGAACGAGAAAACGAGACACCAAACACTTTCCCGCCAACCAGAGCCGCCTCATCCACAGCCGACTGAACCCACTTATCCGCCGGAACAACAGACGCAGCAGACTGGCCACGATCCCACCAGCCAAGCCGCTCCCGAGCAAACCCGGCAGCAGACATCGACTCATGCTCATCGCTTACGGTCCCAAAATTCAGGCGACGCCCCAACGCCGGATTAGTATCCCCCGCCAACTTCCGCCACTGCCGCGACACATCATCCGGATCAGACTCGTCAGGAATCGAAAACTCCGTCCACGCAAACCTTTTACCACCCGACAAAGCCTGCCCACGCAAACGCAACACCACAGACCCGTCAGCCAACGGCCCAGGCGGCGTGCCAAGGAAAATCTGCTGAGGATCACCAGACGGGGCAGCAGACACCGTAGGAAGCAAAGCCTCCAACTGCTCATCCGACAACTCCTGAGCCTCATCACACACCAAATCATCAACCGTAAACCCGCGAGCCGAACCCCGAGAACGGGCCACAAACTCCACCGAACCCCAACCCGGACAGCCACACTTCTTCTCAAACGTGGCACAATCCGGATGATGCAACACAATAGCCTCCTGACCATTCGTCGCCCGAATCGACTTCA